TTACTGCTTTATTATCTAAAAAGTACAAAACGCCAGAAACAACAGCATCAAGTACATCCTCATGTGATACTTTTGGAAAAGCCCACATTTGTTCTTCCAATGTTGGAAAATGTGCAGTGTGTCGCACTTTTCCTTGTTGATAAAAGTTCAAAGCCTTACCAGCACGAATCTGCTTAGATAAACTTTGATTCTTTGATCTATATTTTGCTGGTATCGATTTAAAAACATCTTTCCACAAATCGCCACCTTGGTTTACTTCAACATAAAGTACACCAACATCAAACCTGTCTACCAAATAAGCAACTCTATCTGCTATTTCTGATGGAGACATTTTGACTTGCTCTGCATATCTTACATAGATATTTGATTTACCAAGATCATCTATGCCTCTGGACAATACGGCTATTCCCGTATAGTCAGAAATCTTATTTTTTGTAACTGCTGGGTCAATTGATATGATTGTATTGCCATAATTTTCTAATTCTTCAATAATAATATCTTCATTAGTCCAAAACATACCATCTGTGCTTACTGGACGGTTCATATAATTCTTAGCAAAGTCTCGTAGATGTCTTTGGCTGTTAAGCCACTCTAAAGGCCATTTTTCAGGCCATACGGAACGCTCTGAGCCGTCATCGTTAGGCATAATGGCTGGATAGTAGTGAACATTTACATTCTGGTCTTTAATCCAACCCAGTTCAGGATCATCATAACCTTCAGCATATTTACGGAATTGGTCCATAACAGAGTTAGGCATTGTAGTTGTACCAACAAAAATCATACGAGCATAGATATTCATAGGTGCGATATCGTCAAATACCGTGTTTTTCTGCTGCCCTGCTTGGTATTCAGAATAGTTCTTTTCGCCTTTTTCAATATCATCTAGAATAATTAGATCTGGGCGTTGTCCAAATACCTTTTTTCCTAGAGAGTTAGTGTCAATACCATTAGCATCAAATATAAAATCGTTGCTTTGAATAATACGCCATGAGTTAGAAGCCATAGCACGACCTGACGAAGCCACAATTTTAGGTTTGCAAAGGTCTGGATAATCTTGTTGTAAATATTCATTTCCTTCCAATTCATTCTTAAATGTCATAAGATGGGTTTCTGCTTGTGAGGCGGCATCAGAAAAGGCAGCAATAAACTTAACATGCCCATGAGCAGCAGCCCACATAGGTAAAATTAGGAAAATCCAAGTAGATTTGCCGCATTCTCTGGGTGCTATGAAGGCATCACGGTTTTGCTTGGGTGTTTTAGGTTTATGAATCCAGGATTTTCCATATTCAGCCAGATCAGTGTGGAATTCTGATAATGTTATTTCTCCTTGGGCATTTTGGAGATGGTGTGGCAAATAAACTAAGGCAAAGAGCATAGGATCGTATTTGGTTAGTTCTATACGGCCCTCAGAAAATGATAATAGTTCTATAGGGATATTGTCTAATATTTCAGTTGCTAACATTTTTCCTTTTCGTTGCTTTGGTTTCTAGGTTTGTCAATCTATCATTAATAGAATTAATTGATGCCTCTAGTCTATTTAACTGATCTTTTGTGCTGCCACCACCATTTGGTCTAAATTCTTTAATGAGAAATCTCATCATAGCGAATATAGAGCCAAGGATTGCTGTTAGTGCTCCTCCGAATGCTGCTACTAGTTCTGGTGTCATTTATACCACCTAGTAGATTCAAAAGTATTGGGAATATTTTTCTCAGACAGCAAAAAATACAAACAAAAAAATTTTTTCCCATCGGGTACCGCTACCATATCAAACCTCATTTGTCAAAACCTTCAAACCTTTATTCCTCATAGCCTCATTACGGGCTTTTGCTTCATTCAATAGATCTATAATGGCCAAGTCTTGTCCATCCTTTTGTCTATTCTCATTGATAACAGTTGATTTACCTTCTATGAGGTTTATGGTTTGTATTGCTTTATGGACAGCATTGGCCAACTTATTCAAACCATCACTATCCAAGGCATCTTGCATCAATGCTTCTACACATCTATCTAACACTGCTTGTGCCGCTATTAGTTTTTCTTTATCAGTATAAAAGTTTCTTGTTGATACCGCCATTTTCGCCAGGGTGTCAATAGTAGGCAATTCTATATTCCGCTCAATAAACCACTTCTTGGCTGTATGGTAAGACTTTGGAAAACCAAGGTATCTAAGTGTTGGACCAATTCCCATTTCTTGTGCATTTGCTATAAACTCTTGTATCTGTTCTTCAGTATATGTGCTATATCCCACGATATCCTCCTATAAGGGTTTGAAGGTTTGGATATTTGGTTTTACGACGCACATCTCTGGCTCGTGCAGCATTTATAACCATATCTCAAACCTCTTCACTCTGGTTTATTAAACCTTCTATGGTCTGTATTAAATGATCATCCAAACCAATGTCTAAGGTCATTTCTGTTGTTTTAACTGCATCAAAGAATGTCAAAACCATCTTAAGACTACCATCTTTGTATTCTATCTCTGCTGCATGTGGGAATAGTATCATTTCTTCCTCTGTCCCGTTGAAAATTCGCCTAGTTTGTGCATCGTATCAATTATAGCATTGAAAAGTGGTGGAAGGTAGAAAGAGGTGACCAAAAAACCTTCCACCACAATGGTGGGTAACCAGTTTGCCTGCAGACCAGGCTATACTATTATAGCATCTTCCTGGCTTTTTGTTGTGCTCTTTTAACATAAACTAGCCAACAAGGTTTGCAATAAGAATGACGCTTATCTGCTCTTTGGTTATTTACACCATACTGAGATATTGGCTTATCCTCTTTACACATTACACAAACCTTGTGTGTCCTAACGATTGTAGGAGGATTTTCCATGCGTCGTTCTAGGTTCTGTCTATTCAATATCTTGTAACATGACTTACAGTAATAATATGTGTATTTAAGTGAATAGTAGAATTCTGTTGATTCTTTAAATTCTTTGCATTTTGAGCATTTTCTTTTCATGTTTCTCCTTTGTTGTCTTGACCGAATGACATTTTCTACATAATGTCTGTACATTTGATGGATCATTATTTGATGGGTTACCGTCTATATGATCAGTATCAAATTTTTTTCCACCTTCCCATTTCTTACCACAAGCCTCACAATAGTCTTTAACCTGTGCTTGTGCCTTTCTAATGCATGTTCTACATCTGGTTCTATAGTTCTGTCTACCTTTTTCATCCAAACCCGTTGAAACGGCCTTATTACCGCATCCACACATTGGTCTAACCAATAGTCCTCTAGCCTTCATTCTCTTCCACCCATCCTATTTCCTTTACTGGTTTATTGCAATATGTACAATTAGTTAAACCTAATATACTTACCCATGTAGTTGCACATCCATTGCAGTAATCTATTCGTTGTTGTTTATTATCCATTATTGTTCTCCTTAATACCGCCCGAAACGGGCGCTGTAGCCAGGAAGGAAGACAGGCTTGTATAGTTTAGTCCTGTTTTTTCTTGGCTTTTAATTGATATGTTTATCTTTTCTTTATCTTTATTTATCTTTAGTGTATCAATATTGACTATTGTTTGCTCAGATTTGATACATGGATTAGTCAGATTTGGTACATGGACTTCATAACGGTTGTTTCTATATTGATTGTTGCCGTGTTTTTTCTTGGTAATAGTAAGCCATCCCAAAACCTGAAGATCATTAACTATCTTAACTAATGTGTTCCTACTGCCTATCCCAGCATCTTTCATTAATTGTTGCTGATTTGGATAGACATTTTGCCCTCTGGTAGCCAAGGCAAATAATACAGCCTTGTGATAACCTGCAGGCAGTGTTCTATCGTCTCTGATAGAGACTAATAAATTGAGTTCCATAAGCCACCTTTCTATACTATAAATTATATCATATACCAAAATATCTGTCAACTAAAAGAAACTGCCACGGGAATCTTCTTCTCTATCTTCAGCATCTTCTGCAATATCTCCAATAAAGGCAGCAATTCTTGCAATAAACCCAAGAATTGGGCTTACTCTGCTAAGTTTATCTATTAAAGCATCTTCTATTGCTTCTTCTATTGCCTGAACCAATTCTTCTGCAGCACGACAAGCCTCGTGCATTATATTGTTTGCTTCTTCAACCATTTCACCAACAGCGTCTGGGTAAAATGTATCAATTTCTTCCCAATCAAATTCTGGCGCACTATTTAATGCAAGTGCTGTTGATCTTTCAAGATTTGGAATAATTTCATTTGTTATTATTGCCAATTGTCCTTCATTTCCCGCTGACAAATACAAATATCCAACTGTCTGCTCAAAAGCCTCCATGATAATTTCTTTTGGAGAAACGCCTTCCTCAAGCGCTTGGGCAGCATCAAAACTTTGAAATCCAGCAGATATTAAATCGGCCAAACCCATTAGAAATTCTCGCCGCTATATTTAATTGCTCTCATAGTATAAGAGTCTATAGTATTAAAAGCATTCAATGTCGGTTGCAAAGAACTTATTTGCCAAATCATGTCATCAAGAATTAAATCATTGTTGGCATCTTTAATATTTCTAATTAACTCACCAATCATGATTGGACGATCTGATTTAATTATCATTCTATTGTTAGCATCTAAGCCAGCAGTTAATAAAATATTGTCAGAAAAATAATATTTTATTCTTGAAGTACTACCAACTTGTTCTCTTACAAATTTATAATGTTCTCCAGAAAATTTGTATCTTTTAAATGCTCCTGGTTGCATTATAGTGTTGTCCAATCTGGAAATGTAAGTTTTGATGAAATTGGTCCAGTTTTAATTGAACGGGATTTCATAAAAGATAGTTTAGAACATACCATCACGGCCATTGGAGCAATGAATGGTGAAACAGAATCACCTTGCTTAAATGTTGTGTAAGCATCATTTTGACCAGTTGTTGAAACCGCCATTTGTTCAAAAACAATGTCTTCATTGTTAAGCATATATGCTGCTTGATATGCTACCGCTCTCTTAAGAATCTCTAGATCCTTAGTCTCAGTAACATCAGCCTCAAATTTGCCTACATAAGCCTCAATAGCATACTGTGCTCTTTCAATAAGTGCAGCATTAACTATTTTGCCTGTAATTGTTTTTACTTGTGTTGTATTAGTAAACATTTATTACTCCTTCCTTATTCCGCCAGCCATTGTAGACCTAAATAAGTCATACTTAGCACTGGAATTTCCTGTATTGTATAGATTTCTTCAGATTCTTTTGGATATAGATCTGATTGCAAGTCTATGTTGTTTTTATCTGATTGAGATCTAATAATACCATTAGATGCGTTGGTCTGTGCCTGTATGAAAGGTCCACCACCACCATTTGCTGGTACTGTTTGTCCCAATTCTGTTAATCCACTAATATTTATCCTTTGTGGCAAACGATTTAGTCGTTTTGTTGAATACTGCCACGCACGAGTCAGAGTTGTTTCATTAACATCTGGCGTAGGTATAACCTGAATAATTGCCTTGTTGTAATCTTGACGACTAAATGTATAGCCATCTTCTACAAAGTTAACAAATATCTTACCAGTAATAGGCTCACCATTTATCATCTGATTGTTGTGAACAACTATGGTTGTTACATAATCATCATATGGATTAAATACTGCTGTAGATCCATTGTAGTATGTGTTTGCCAATTTAGTTACTGTGGTTCCAGCCAAGACATCGTTAGGACTTACAACTCTCAATGGCTTTGTGCCACGATAATTTTGTCTATCTCCTGGAATATTTTTGTTTTCTGCAATAGCAAGAAGCGCTGTTCCAGGAATAAAGAATTCATTATTTTCTAACAATCCCGTTGGCTTGTACGAATACTTTGCATGATATTCTGAAAACTCATTTGGATTATCTGGCACATAATTAATAAAATCAGTAAGAACATATGTTGGTTTGTTTGTTAAACCTGCTACTGGCGTTGCTAGGTGATACTGATTGTTTCTATGTGTATCAAAATACTTTGTCGCTGGTTCTCCAACTTCAAATGGATTAATCGCTGCTGATTGAGCGTCGCTTGTTTCTAGCAACTGGTCAACGGTTTCAAATGATTTAATTATTCCAAGATCTGCTGCAAGCAATGGGCTTGATACATAAAGACTTGCACCTTGAGCAACTACAGTTTTAAGAGATTTAATAAAACTACTATACTTATCTCTAACGGTACCGTCATTATTAAAACTATTTTTAATTTCTTCAAAAGTTTCTGGGTAGTTCATGAAGACAATAAGATCGTATTCACCAACATTGACATCATTTTCTAAGTCAATAAACCTAGCAATACCATTAATATCTGACCATCTATTGCCTAGCATTGGTTGAGTAAATATTGTTTCTGTTGGCTTTTCTTCAAGTTTTTTCCATACTTGCTTTTCTGTAAATGAATTTACATTTGACTCAAGCATCCAATATGTTTCTGCTTCATAGCCTTCTTCTACATATACAATTCCATTAGCAATCTTGGCTGGAGAATCTTCTGTGTTAGGCCTGGTTAATGCACTACTCTTGCCGTTAAAAATCCAGATACCGTTTTCAGAATAATCAATCTGATTGGTTAATAATATTCTGTCTCCAGAGTTTAGTTCAACTCCACTAAATGTTAAATTATTTAAAGATCCAGTAAAGCCAGTTGTTCCAGAGATTTGGTTTGGATCTTGTTGGACAACTGTAGTAGAGCCCTTAATGTTTCTTGGGCTTACATTGCCTGGGCCCCAAATTAATACATTGTCTTTAATGGCTACCTTTACATTTGTTAATTGTTTTGATGTCTTTTTCTTTGCAAGATCAAGGTTGTATGTTTCAGTAGACGAGTTATCGTTCTGATGTGTTACTGAATAATGATTAACTATATAATTATTATCAAGTTCAATGCCGTCTTTTTTGTCCACATTGTTCCAGAACAACTTGAGGGCTCTCTTCTTATTTACTGATACCGTAGGTACTGGCATAGTAATTGAAGAATCCATTGAGTCTCTGAATGGGCGTTCATCATAATTCCAAAATTTAAATCGTTCTTTAATTTCAAACTGATTCAAAGGAATAATTGTTCCAGTAGCAATAGTTCTAATTGAACCATTAAATGCTGTTGCAATAGCCTCATCTGACCAAAAGCCACTTACCAATCTGACTGATGTTATATTTGCAGCAGCGGAGTCTTTGTTGTAATTAAAAGCATCTTTAAATCTATAATCAAATTGATCATTAAATAATATAGATGGATTGGCTGCAGCCCATTGAATTTCTGGGAAGATAATTTGCTGATCATTTATGTATTCAGATGTTCTTTTATCTAGTTTGCCATCAATCCAGAACTCTATGTTCTTTTCTGTAAACTTTGACACATGGTCTTTTACCAAACCTGGACGAACAAAGTTAACAATTACATGGTGCCATTGTCCATCTGCTATAGTTTGATTTCCATTAACTTCAAAATATGTTTTATTGATCCCGTAGTCATCTGTGTAGGTTAAATTTAATTTGCCGTTTTTAACATTAACTGACAATTCTTTTGATACAGGATTATCATCATCTGATGAAAAATTAGATGCAGAAACAGCGGCAGTTGTTGATGTAGGATAAGGTTTTGATATTCCGTTTGTAAAATCATATTCATAAAGAGCATTACCATAAAGCAAGATTGAATTTTGCTTGGTTGTCTTAAAACTTATTTCAAGATAACCAGCCCTAAAGCCAACCTTTGTTGTTCCTGGGTCAGTCAAACTAATTAAAGCATCTTCTTGAATAATTGGAACCAAGTTCTCATTAATATTATCAGGTCCAAGTGGATATGTTGATGTAAGTTTAGTTGCAGTATTGCCACTAATATAATATTCTGAGTAAAGATTATCAGACATTGGCTTACCAAAAATAATTGGTTTTACAGAAGGCGTAGCGGTTGAACTATCTGAGTAAGACTTTGATCGTATATACCAGCGAGAATTGACACCACCTGCCATATTTCTAGATCCCTGCACAAAATCAAATACACATTTGTTTTTTGATACAGGAACTTCAAACTGATCAAATTGATTAAAAGTATTATTCATTACACTACCTCTTTCATTGGAGTTATATATTCTGAAAGTGAAACTGATGTTACATAATTTGCCCAAATTGTTATTGGTTCAAAAGTTTCAAAAGTATTATTAATTCTAATTCCATTTCCTTCTGAAGCAATTATACCTGTAACTCTTCTATCTTGTAGAGCAAATGATGCTTCCATTGTATCTGCAAAAAGAACTCTTGGTGTTCCAAAAGATCCAAGCGCAGCACTTGCTAACATAAACTCTGTAACTATATTTACACTGTCTGATCTTTCAGCATCATTAATTTCAGCGTTTGCTGTCATTGCTTCTACTGTAAATTCTACTACAAAAGTTGTAGAAATTGTTGGGTCAGCAATATCAATATCACATGTTGCAGATGTTGTAGCAAATATAGAATCTCCAGAAACATTTGGCATTACTAATTCTGCAGATGCTGTTAATGGATCAGACAAGTTGACTGTATTTGTCTTTGCTGGCATTGTATTGTAAAGATTTGTTACCATTGTTGATGTGATTGCATTCTTGTCCCAGTAAACTTCATCAACAATAAGTTTAGTATTTGTTGGAACAGCAGGCAAAGCCGTTGCTGCAAATGGAGTAATCAAACAACCAACAGCAAGTCTTGGGTGATTATTTGCTTCAAAGTTTGGTCCAGAATCTTGCACAGTTGCATTTGTTGTGCTTCCTGCATATGTGCCAAGATTAATGGTTGACAATAATACTGCATCAACATAAAGTCTAACTGTGTTATTGTTTGCATTTGTATGATCAAATTCAACAACTACAAAGTGACGATTGTAATCAAACAAGTCTATAGCAGCAGTATCTTGTTCAACAAATGTTCCTGAACCATTATTGAACTGCATGTGCAACTTGCCCTGGTACTGATAAAGAACTACATGCTGATTATCCTTGTAGCCATTAAGATTCCATAGAACTCTTAAACCATTAATTGATTGATCATCTGCTGCTCTTTGGAACCAGAATGCTGAATGATAAGAGTTTTGACCAGTACCCCAAGAATCATTCCATTCAGATTCTTTTAGTATTACACCATCAGTTGCATAATTTAATCCCGCAGTTTTTGCTGATTTATTATTTATTCCAAGATCATAAGAAACAACAGTTCCTCCAACAGATGTTGGAATTACTGAATAACTATTGTCAATACCATGATCCATTAACGAATCTGATGAGTCAAAGTTTACATATCTATAAGGATCAATATTTGTTTTTACATATTGATAATATGTGTTGTTAGATACAAAATGATTGTTTAGTTCTGCATATACTGGAATTATTTCTGCAGATATAACCTTATCCAAACTTACTGTTGGCTCAAGAAGTTCTGCCTCTATCATTCCAAATTCTTCAGGGAATAGATTCTTTGATTTACCACCAATTACTACTGGCTCAGGAATGTTAAGTACTAATGCAGAAAATGGAGTTTCTTGATACAAAGCATTTTGAACTGGTAATACTTGATGATCTCCGCTTTCTGCAGCAACACCGTAAGCAATTGGTGAGTAATCTGTATTTGGAGAAAGGTTCTTCATAAATGCATAGTGAGAATAAACTTGGTTTTCAGATAAAGTTCTATCGTAAATAGCAAACTCATCTGTTCTAACACCTGTTTCTTGAACAATACTTTGGCTACCACTTAATTGAACTACCCATCCAATTTGTGGACCCTCTACAGTTACTGCATCATTGACAGTTGGGAATGTTATATTTTCTTCTCCTCTGTCAGCAAGATCATATCTAATATTTAAAGCAAGATTGCTAATGATTGATCCATTTAAATAAACCTTTTGTCTAACTTGATTTGGATTTTCTAGTGGTTCATAAGTTACAACAACATGGTTCCATGAATCTCTTTTTGGTTGTCCATAATAAGTTCTCCATGATGCAACAGCATCACCAATATTGCCACTAGTAAAGTCATAATTTTTTATTAAATCTGCTATAAGAACATGTGTATTGCTTGGTTCTCCAGTTTCACCAGAGCCCCAACCATCAAACACTTCAGCAATTCTTGTTGTTCCGTCAGTAAAGATAGGACCAGATTCAACACGATTGCCAAATTTTGTTCCAGCAGCAACTGAATAATACCAACACTCAATACTTAAAGATCTTGTAGCATAAAGATCTGCTCTTCTTTGCATATAGTTTGGAACTATAGCCTTAACCTTTGGAATCTGACCGCCAATATTAGAAGTGGCTTCCCATGATTTTCCATTACCAACAGATGTCATTTCTTCGCCAGACGTAACATTTACAATAACATCATCAACTTCCCAACCACTTACAGGCCATGAACCAAGTTGTTGTGGAACTGATTGTCCATCTTGAATATAAAATACTGGATCTAGATTCTTAACAAGAGCAAGATAATTAGGAGCAACAGAAACAACTGGATCTACCAATATTGCTGATGCAGTAAATGCAAAACGGGAAAGTAAAGGATCAACTATATCAACCGTTGCAGTTAAAGATTCAACAGGAATAATTCTATCTGCAAATGTATCAACACCAATTCCGCTTGGGAATGTTGCATCCAATTCCATTACATCTGCGGTATATCTAGATTCTGTTGCATTGCTCCATGCTGGCAGAACCATAAATGCATCTACTGGGAAACTTGTGGCAACATTAACGCTATCTGGTCGTGTAGCAATATAGGTACCGTCAACAATTGTTGCATCAACATAGATTGGTTCAGGTGGATATATAGCATCTACTGGTGCTGCTGGTTCCTGGATTGTTCCAGCAAGCCAAATTTGATTAATTTCATAAGCAGTTAAAGCAGTAGCAGTAGCCATATGAAGGTTTTGAATCTTATAATTACCTGTATTGGCTGCAGCATTTTCACCAAATTCAAACTCTGGATAAAGAACGGTATCTGTATTTGTTCTTGTATCTACAAGTTCTCCATTTAAATAAACCTCAAAGTTATTAATTTCAGTTCCACTAGTTCTTCTGATTGCTAAATAATTCCAGTCAGTTGTATTTAATGTTGGTCCAACAAAATAAAGTGTTGGATTTGTTATTGGAAGATTAAATGCATAGCCAAGCCTTGAAGCATTTCCAGTGTAAGTATTACCAGTAACAAAAAAATGAAAGTCTGGATTTGATCCGCTTGTTGGTCTAATTCTTGCTAATGTTAATCCTCTATAAGTGTTACCTGTAGGCAAAGTATTTATCTTAAACCAAAAACCAATTGTATAGTTAAAATCTTGCCATATAGGTCTTAATGATGCTACTGTTGTTGAATTATAAGGTCTTAATGCTCCGACTGAATTTAACAAATAAGAATCTGCATCAGATGCTGGTGGTCCATCAACTGAGTATTCAACTGTCATTAAACTTCCAGTAGTGCTTAAATCGCTTGTTGATCCAGTTGCTTTGCTTCCGTATATAGAAACACCAGTAATTGGTGAACCTGTCTTTGCTCCAAATTCAATACCGTATTCAATTGGATATGTAGCAATTTTATCTCTTAGGCTGCCAGGCAAATAATAAAGCGGTGCTTGTGGTGGTGGGCTCCAAGATGGTAGAAGCAGTTCAAAGTTTGATTCTGCTGGTACTGCATTAAATACAACTTCTTTGTCAGCAATAATAGATACATCAAGTAAATCAGATGAGGCTATTGCAGGAGTTTCTTGAATTAATACATCTAGTGGTATGTTTCCTGGGTCTACCATCAAACCTTCTGCTGTTGCAGGTGTTTCCAAAATATTTATATTTGATTCTACGCTTGCCGTGCCATCTAACATTTCTGATGATGCTTCTGCAGGAGTTTCTACAATGTCTACAACTGATTCTGTGCTTGCTGCAGCATCCAACATTATTGCATCTGCCTCTGCAGGTGTTTCTCCAATGTCTACAATCATTTCTGCACTTGCAGTGGCATCTAACATTAAAGCGTCTGCAGTTAATGGTTCTGATAAATTATCTACATCGCTTGTAACAACAACCGTTGCCTCTAAAAATTCTGAGGAAGCATCTAAAGAAAAGTCAAGTAAGACACTAATGCTTATATCTGTTGTTACTAATGGGTCAACGCTTTCTGCAGTTACATCTATAGATGTTGTAATATTAACACTGTCTGAAGTTGTTGTAACTATTGTTGGTTGTATTTCTGAAATGCTAGGTTCAAATGGATCAGCCAAGACTAGAACTTCTGATGTTGTTGCTATAGTCGGATCAAAAGACTCAATGTCTGCAGTTGCTGGTGTTTCAAGTATTTCTACATTGCTTTCTGTTGAAGCAACAGAATCAAATATGTCTGCATTTGCAGTTGCTGGACTTTCTAAAACATTTACATTTGATGTGCCACCAGATGATCCTACATTCCATATTTCTGCAATTTCTGTTGGTCCAATAACAGACGAAGGTGCTAAATAATAATTTGAAATATTCATGGTTGTTGGATTACTTGCACCATAAGACGAAGCACCATGTCTTACTCCAGTAATTGCACCACCAGCGCTTAAACCAGTTCTAGTACCAACAAGTTGTCCATCATAATACATAGAACCAGATGTACCTGATTTTACAATTGCTACATAATGCCATGTGTTTGTTGTGATTACTGGTGAAACTAAAGTGCCCCAACCTAATCTTCCAGCATTTCCAGTGCTACTATCGAGACCACCAACACCAATTGCATAACCAAATGTTGTATTTGGAGTTACATTCATTATGGTCATTGGACCTGAACCACCTGATGCTGGCAAGGCTGCTAGATTAAACCAAAAACCAATACTCCAGTCTCCGTCAGAAAATCCAACACCTTCAGTTGTATTAGCATTTACAGAAACATTTATAAAAGAGGTTTGATTTGTTGCACTATTTAAAACAAATTTCCAAGAACCTGATCCACCTGCTGGACCTACTGTTGGCTCATGAACAATGTTTGCTGCTGAGTTTTGAGCAAAAATTCCTAAAGGGTTTGTGCCAGTTCTTGTTGGTGTTAATGTATATGCTTGGTCAAATTCAATACCACGCTCTAAGGCGTAACTGTTTATTTTTGTATTAAGTGTTGATGCCATAAAAAAAGACTACGCCTGTTACAGCGTAGCCATTCCTCCAATCAATGCTAGTTCTGGATTAATTCCAGATAGGCTGTGGCCATTGATAGATGGAGTAGATAGAGAGAAGCAGGTCCGAGTTGAGCGGAGAGATAGGCCATGGATAGCCTTAAGTTCTACCTTGACGGTAGGCTCAACTAGTTTAGATGACAATCCAACAATTAGTGGACCTGCTTCTACTCTAATATTCATTATGCTACTGTGACTCTCACAATACCAGTTGAATCCCATGTAATGGTAAAGTTACCATTTGAGGATGACTGATCTGAACCGAAGTCAACATATCCAATAAGTGGACGAGTTGCATCTGTTGCAGGGGTTGCATTGTAAATTACTGCATAACGAGCAGTAATTGTAGATGAAGCCCATGTTACATCGTCAGCATCAAGAACGATTACGTTTGTTGCTGAGTTGTATGTGTTGGTCTTGTTAGCCAATGTAATTCCACCAGATGTGTAGCCTGTTCCAGTTACCTGGTTAGCAACAACATCATCAAAATAATCATGTGCATCTTGATTTGGTGTGTATGCGTTTGTGAGAAGCGCCACCTTTATGGTGTCTGAATCCCAGTCGATTTCCTTGTTAAAGGACTTTACTACGAAGTTTCCGTATAGTTTGCTTGCCATTTTATGCTCCTGTCTTTTCTACGATTGCGAATGCGTCTGCATCTGCAACTGCGAATCCACGACGGATGCGAGTCTTCAAGACTACACCATCACGAGCGAATTCTGCATCACGAGATACTACTGATTCTACGCCACCACGAACACCATTGATGAGCATCTGACGGTTACCGACGATGAGCAATGCATTTCCTGTTGGTGAATCTGTTGCTGCTGTTGATGTTGCAGCGCCATAGGAAACAACCAATGGATAACCAAATAGGCTTCCTGGTGTTCCTGCAATTGGATCTGGAAGAACCAAATCAGAGTTTGGCTTTACCATTCCACGAATTTCCTTAAGCATCTTAGGATGTGCCATCCAGACTGTGTTTGCAGCATCAAACTTTGAAGAATCTTCAACAATACCAAGTGCATTGTTAATATCTTCAAATGAAAGTGCTCCACCAGTTTGGATTAGGTTTGTTCCTGCAGATCCTGGAGATACTGCACGATATAGAGATGTATAAGGTTGTCCGTCATCTCCGTCGCCTGCTGCTGTTACGCCAAGGCAAGCATTATCATACTTACGAGCCCAACGAGATGCCCATTCACGCTTGTAAACAGCGAGTGTGTCTACTAGTGAATCGTTTACATCTTCTTCTGAGATGTGCATCAATTGTGCATATTTTCTTGCTGTCAATACGATTTCGTCAAGAGTTGGGTTTGATGCAGGAATCTCTGCGCCTTCTGCAACCACTACTGGTGCATCGCCAACAAAACGAGGTACTGACTTTGTGCGGGAAGCCATTGCTTCACGACGGGCAAAACGCTCTACAGCAGAATTTGCAATAAGATCCTGAATTACTGCGGACCCTTGCTCTTCTAGGATGTAGCCGTTAGCCTCTGTTAAATCAACACGACTAATTGTCATTTTATCCTCCTATGGATATTAAAATTATTAAATTGTAGGTTTGAATCGTCTAATTCAGACTAATTATAGGGCAAGCGTCCACCAGCACTATATGAGTCTATTATATCATTTAATTACAACTTGCCAAGTATCTTAGCAGCCTGCAATTGTGTTGCTGTGTACTGAGTAGTGACACTAGCCTTTACACCAGCATCAGACTGACCACCAACACGAAGTTTAGGATCAAAAATCTCAGGAAGGTCTTCCTTGAGTTTATTAAATTGATCATCAAATCCTACAACCTCTAGATTTTCGTCAAACTCAAGTTTATTCATGTCCATAAACCTAAGCAGTCTTTTAGGATCTTTAACTCCCTCAGCAGAAATCTTTTGCAAAACCTTCTCATGTAGAAGTCTTCCACTAAACTCTGCTATCTTTTGGCTGGTGCTATTTAGATCAATTTCAAGTTGTTCTTTCTGTTCCCTGAACTTTTTAGCATCAGACTTTGCACGATCTAGGGCAGCGAGAACTGCCTTTGGATCATTCAAAGTTGTTTCTTCATTAATTGCTTGTTCTTCTGTATTATTCGTTTCCAACTTGGCCTCCTGTGGCTTCCATCATTACATTGTTGGTATTTGTATTTTGTGACAAACTAGTTAATGATTGTTCTGTTGCTGCAATCGCTGCTGCTACATCTAAATCATAACCCATTTCAATAAGAACTTGCTCAAGAGATACACCAACTACTCTCTTTTTAACTGCAACTTCCCATTCATCTAAACTATCCATAGATTCAATATCTTGCCACTTAACCTGAACATTTGGTTCAGCAGCATTATCAATCTTTAGGATAAATCTAAACATATCAGCCCAGGTGGAGCCAAATGTAATTTGACGGTCCTTTACCTTAGCGATAAGTGGTGCTTCAGCAGTTCTGAGTGATTCACCAGAAGGAATGCTTCCAGTTTTCTCAAAATAGTGAAGCGGAGTATTTGTAATAGAAGCCATAGAACGAACAAAGTCCTTAACTGGCTCTGTAAATACTTTGTAATCTGCTGGAGAGAATTCTCCAACTTTATCAACACCCTTGAGATACCAAAGTTCTCCAGGTCCGTTTTTCAAACGACCAATATTCTCAGCATCTGTTCCTTCTTCATCAAAATCTTCAAACTCTGATGAATTTCCTGCGCCAGTCAAAGCATAACGCTGTGGTGCACCTTGATAGTCAACAGTTGTCATGTGAGTAACTATTAGTTTATTGATTGCATCTTGTGGACCGTATGCATCAACATGCTCTGGTCTTCCATATTGCTTAGATGTGCGGAAATGGAATACTGGAATCTCATTCCATGGGTTTTCTACAACTGCAACTGGTAAAAATCCATTAGCAGATACAATATTAATTACTTCTCCAGGCATTGTGTATTTCTCAATACGGTCTGGGTAATACATGTTTAAGTGTGCTGTTTTTTTGGTGTGATCCAATGGATCTTCTGATTGCCACAATTTTGCAGCAAATCTTTTTGTTCTTGGGCTTTCGTCATCATAAATCATAACCGTTGTAAGTGGTGAGTTGTAATCAACGGTAATGTTTCCTTCTTGATCAGTCCAAACAATGGCGTAGCAATCGCCATAGGTAAGTGCACGACGATGAATCTCGTCTGCATCAATCTGTAAGTCATTCATTTGCCAGATGTCGCTTATTTTCTTATTTGCTTCATCTGTACTTGCTGTAATATTTGCAATTTCTAAACGGTTTAGAACTGAATCTACAACTGTTCTTGCAAAATTAAATCTAAAGTCATTTGGAGAGCCTCCAAGTAACTTGTACCAACGATTATTTGGAAAAACTTCTGAGTTTGTTCCTTCGTAGTATGCTTCTGCCGTTAGATAGGAATTTCTTCTATCTATGATGGTATCTATTGCCTTTTTAATATCAGACATGTGTACTCCTTAAATAATTTATTTGTTTTGTTTCTAATTTAACTGCTTTGTTATCTAAAAAGTACAAAACGCCAGAAACAACGGCATCAAGTACGTCTTCGTGAGACAATTTTGGAAAAGCCCACATTTGTTCTTCTAAAGTAGGGAAATGTGCAGTGTGTCGCACTTTTCCTTGTTGATAAAAGTTCAAAGCCTTACCAGCACGAATCTGCTTAGATAAACTTTGATTCTTTGATCTATATTTTGCTGGCACCGATTTGAAAACATCCTTCCACAAATCGCCACCTTGGTTTACTTCAACATAAAGTAGACCAACATCAAATTTGTCTACCAAATAAGCAACTCTATCTGCTATTTCTGATGGAGACATTTTGACTTGCTCTGCATATCTTACATAGATGTTTGATTTTCCAAGATCATCTACGCCTCTAGACAATACGGCTATTCCCGTATAGTCAGAAATCTTATTTTTTGTAACTGCTGGGTCAATTGAGATGATAGTGTTTCCATAATCTGATAACTCTTCAATAATAATGTCTTCGTTGGTCCAAAACATGCCATCTGTGTTAACTGGACGGTTCATATAGTTCTTGGCAAAGTCTCGCAAGTGTCTTTGACTGTTAAGCCACTCCAGAGGCCACTTCTCAGGCCATACGGAACGCTCTGAGCCATCATCGTTAGGCATAATGGCTGGATAATAGTGAACATTCACATTCTGGTCTTTAATCCAACCCAGTTCAGGATCATCATAGCCCTCACCATACTTACGGAATTGGTCCATAACAGAGTTAGGCATGGTGGTTGTACCCACAAAAATCATACGAGCATAGATATTCATAGGTGCGATATCGTCAAATACTGTATTTTTCTGCTGCCCTGCTTGATATTCAGAGTAGTTCTTCTCGCCTTTTTCAATGTCATCCAGGATTATTAGGTCTGGGCGTTGGCCGAATACCTTTTTTCCTAAAGAGTTAGTGTCAATACCATTAGCATCAAATATAAAATCGTTGCTTTGAATAATACGCCATGAGTTAGAAGCCATAGCACGGCCTGATGAAGCCACGAGTTTAGGTTTGCAAAGTTCTGGGTAATCTTGGATAAGATATTCATTGGACTCCAATTCGTTTTTAAAGGACATTAAGTGTGTTTCGGCCTGGGATGCGGCATCTGAAAAAGCGGCAATGAACTTGACATGTCCATGTGCTGCTGCCCACATAGGCAAAATCAGGAAAATCCAAGTAGATTTGCCACATTCACGAGGTGCGATAAAAGCATCACGGTTTTGCTTGGGTGTTTTAGGTTTATGAATCCAGGATTTGCCATATTCAGCCAGATCAGTGTGGAATTCTGATAATGTTATTTCTCCTTGGGCATTTTGCAGATGGTGTGGTAAATAAACCAAAGCAAATAGCATAGGATCATATTTGGTTAGTTCTATACGGCCCTCAGAAAATGACAATAGTTCTATAGGGATATTATCTAATATCTCAGTTGCTAACATTTTTCCTTCTTGATGCTTTGGTTTCTAGGTTTGTCAATCTATCATTAATAGAATTAATTGATGCCTCTAGTCTATTTAGTTGATCTTTTGTGCTGCCACCACCATTTGGTCTAAATTCTTTAATTAAAAATCTCATCATAGCAAATATTGAGCCAAGGATTGCTGTTAGGGCTCCTCCGAATGCTGCTACTAGTTCTGGTGTCATTTATACCACCTACTAGATTCAAAAGTGTGGGAAATATTGTTTTCAGACAGCGAAAAAAAAACTTTTCTGAAAACCTTGGTTTCGGGTACCGCTACCATATCAAACCTCATTTGTCAAAACCTTCAAACCTTTATTCCTCATAGCCTCATTACGGGCTTTTGCTTCATTCAATAGATCTATAATGGCCAAGTCTTGTCCATCCTTTTGT